TGAAATGGACCAGCAATTGCGCCAACCTGATCATTAATAGTATCAATTCTTCCAATAGTTAAGTCAACTTCTCTTACTTTGACGCCTGGAGATACTAAATTTAATGCCATCTGCTTTCCCCTTGTAAGAAGTTCATTAGTCTAGAAGTATTTATAAATTACTAATTTTATCTCTCCTTATCTATAATCCCACATAAAAGAAACATCTCCATACTCATCTGTATACCATCTATCACCATCAGAATCAACAAAAGTTGATTCATTATCTGTTCCATCAACAATAAAACCAAATGGGGACATATCTTGGTCTATTTGGTTTTTTTGTTCTTCATATATTCTTTTTCTAATATCATTATCTGTTAATTCTTTAAAATATGGTTGAACAACTAACCAAGAAAAAATCACAAGGCACATTGCCAAGTCATCATTGCATCCATCCTCTGCTTCAAACGACTGATTTTTTTGAATAAATGTAGTCAATTCACTAATTATGTCATAGTCATTTACAAGTAATTTGTCATCTTCAACTAAAGTTTTTAAATTGGAGCATCCAATTTTTTTAACAGTTTTGGACATTTTAATTCCAAGTTGAGATTTTTTTCCAGAAAAACCTTGTCCAACTAATTGACCTGCTCTACCTCTCATAGAACACATTAAAATATTATCATATTCTAAATCAAAATGAAGCATTGATGATACTTGCTCACCAATATCATTAACTTCAACTAAAACATATGCTTTATTATATGCTTTTGCGATATCATTAATTATATTTGGAAATAATATTGGTTTTATTTCATTATTTCTATACTTTCCTACAATAACATAAGGTAACGTTGTAATATCGTAGATTATAAAAGCAGAATAATCATTATTTGTACCTCTAGAAACATCAACTGTTAATAGGTAATTATGTTCATCTTTTGGTTCTTGATATACATCCAATCCCTTACTCCTTTTTATTGGGTCATCATAAACTAAGGTTCTCAGTTTTGATGGTGCAATAAGAGTATCAACCGAACCCAAAAATTCACATTCAAATTCTTGAGTAAATTGTCTTTCTGATGTATTTCTTATTGTCTCTTCTTTCCATTTTGCATCTCTTCCTGGAACTTGAGACCAATGAACTTCTAAAGGAATATAACCATTTTTCCCTCTTTCAGCATCGTGCCAAAGTTTATAAAACATGTTCATCCCGTTGGGAGTAGAAATGATTATAACTTTAGTACTATTTCCAGATGAAATAGTAGGATAAACAGAACTAAAAAACTGTTCTGCAATATGGTTTGGAATAAACGCAAATTCATCCAAGAAAATGATATTAAACGAGTTCCCTCGGACAGCAGATGATGATGTGGATGCTGCTACAATTTTACTGCCATTTTCTAATTCTAAAGAACCTTTATTCCAAGATCCAACACCTTGTTGCAACCATTTGGGTAAATTCTCATAAGATAATTGAAGTCTGCTTAAAAGTTCTCTAGCAGTTTCTGCTTTATTTGCAAGAATGGCAATTCTTATATTGTCATTAAATAATGCATAATGTAATAAGTAAGAAACAACCGTGGTAGATTTTCCTGTTTGTCTAGGTAATTTTGCAATATTAAATCTATTGTTGTGAAAATTGCTAATAAGTTCCTCTTGAAAATCATACATTTCAAAAGGTATTAAACCTTCATCAAGAGAAACAATTTTTACATATTTTTTTGCAAAATATATTGGGTTATTTTTACAATTAATGTATTCTTGAATTTGTTCTTGAGTAAATTCAATTTGAACATTTTCTGCTTTTAAATTTGGATTACCTTTATAATGTTTTTCTGTCATAAAGTTTTAAAAGACGATCCCAATTCACTTATCAATTCTTGTTGCTGCAAATATAATTTGCAATAAGATTTGGCAAAATTTCTAGCATCATCCAAATCCATTTTATCGATAACTCTTGCCTGTTGTTCATAGATTAAAAGTTTATTCAAATTTGTTATCTTTATATTTTCAGGATTCATTATTTTTTCCTATTAACATCAATGGCTTGGTTGGGTCTTTAATTGCCGGTGCAAATGAAATGACAAGAGCACCTGGATAAATCTTTCCAACCTCATCAGAAATTTCCTTTTTAGTTGGTCTTTTTGTTTGTGGAAAAAACATTTGAGATTGTATGTATCTTCCCTTCCAAGTCAATAAAATAGCATATGTTGAACCAAAAGACTGTATCCTAGTATATTGTTCCTTTACAGAAGACTTTTCTACTGCTTTCAACTTAGTATAATAATCTGGGACTTCATCTAAATGCTGCAATGCAATATTCTTAGCAACTTCTAAATTCTTAGTATGCTCTTTTTCAACTTTAATTCCCAATTTCAATTGTTTTGTCAGTTTTTCTAAACTGACATTATGTTTTGCTGAAATCTCTTCAATTGATTTGTGTGGTTTTAAACCGGGACAAGTTTCCTTTCCGTGCATGGGGCAATCTACATTCTTCCTTGTGTTATTGCAAAGAGAAGATGCCTCAAAAATAAAAGCATTAAAAGTTTTCATTTAACTTTTGATTTTTATTTATTTAGAAGTGTCAAAACCTTTCTTTAAAAGTTTTTGCAATTCTGAGGTTGAACCGACAAACAAAGCATTTGTGACATTTTTTGGACCCTTTGGTTCCTCCTCATTTAATTTCTTCATTTTTTGTTGCAAATCTATTAATTTATCCGACACATCAGCAACATTTTTAATTAATTGACCAGCAACTTCATATGCTCTTGGACTATCACTTTGCTGTGCAACATCTAATATGTCACTAATTGCTTGTTGTCCTTTTTCTATAAGTGAATATAAATTTCCTCTCGTATATTCATAATCTGTCTCTGCGTTTTCTTCTTTAGATGAGGTTTTTTCTATAGAAATTTTTTTATCTTTAACTATTTCTTTGGATATAGTAGTAGTATCTATACTTAAAGCATTTTCTATTGAATCAAATTTGTTTTTCATAAATCTACATCAACTCCTTTTGATGGACTATAAATTTTACCATCACCAAAATCAAATCTATCCTCATTGAAACCAAAATCATCACCAAACTCAATTAATTCATCATCAGAAGAATCTATTACATTTATTGCATCACCTGCAATATGGACAGATTGAATTGTACTATCCTTCCCTCTATCAACAACTAAACTATTTCCAGAAATTTCTCTAATATAAAGTGCTTCATCATTTATCATGATATAACTGTCTTCTGACAATGATGATGAATCATTTACATTAATTATCGTTGAAGTTTCATCAATGTCTTCTGCTAAAATTGCACTCTGATCATTATCATAATCTTTTAGTGCTCTTGGTGTTGCAACATATCTCAATTCTCTTGATGAATTCTTAATATTTGTATTTGTGTAATAATCGACCTGAACTTTTTTAATTAATTTATCAGTACTATCAGCAACTGGTCCAAATATGTAAGTTTTTGCAGTAAAGTTTAATGTATAAATTAAAATTCTTCTTGAATCATAAGAACCTTCATATTCATCACTCATTTGAATACTTTCTAATGTAACAGGAACATCTCTTTTCTCACCTATTGCTGATACCAAATTAATTGTTAAATTAAAATGAGGTTGAAAATAAGGTAAAATTTGCTCAACAATCTGTAACATATCATCATTGTATTTTCCCATAATACTCAATTGAATTCCAATGTTATATGGGACTGGCATATAAACTTTTGTCTGTTTATTGTCCTTTACTGCTTTGAAAGTTTGAACAGTTGATACCTTTCTCCCTGGATCATATTGGAGACTTGTCATCTCAAATGACATTCTAGGTAAAGTTATAGCAACTCTTTTTCTCAAATCAGGTTTTTGCTCAAGTCTTGCTAAAAACTTTTGGACTGGTCCATAAGCAATAGGAACTTTTATCAAACTGGTATCAACATCATTTTCGTCTTGATGTTTGATGTATAAATTATTAAACAAAGTCCCAAACGAAATTATCGTCTTTCTTATAACTTCGTTATAACTATAAGACCCAAGCATTTTAATTAAATTAAGTTTCTATTAATTATTTAGTAATCACCAAAAGGATTTCTTTCAGAAAAATCAATAACGTTATCTGCTTCGTTTTCTATATTAATATTATCTGCATATGCATCATAAAAATCATCCATATTATTTACAGATAGTAACTTATAAGTTGCAGCAGAACCAACTATAGATTCACCAAGTGCAAAAGTACCATCTACAATAGAAACTTTAAGTTTTCTTGTAATAGAATTCCATTCCTTTACATATGCAGTTGTTCCTGATATCTGACCAGTAATTTGCTCATTAAATTTATAATCACCCTGAGAGGTTCCAATTGGTGATTGAATAGTTATAGTTCTAGAGAATGCCTGAAGGTAACCACTTCCTGCATCAATGTATCTAACAGAAGTGACCGAACCAGAAGAATTAATGGATGCAGTAGCTATTGCAACCCTTCCATTTACTGATGGTGGAGAAGATATACTTATTGTTGGTGGAGAAGTATATTGCAATCCACCTGTAACGATTCCAATTGGACCAAGAACACCTGTGTCAATAACTGCAGTTGCAATTCCACCAGAACCAGATGATGAAATAATCTGAACAGTTGGTGGAGTTGTATATCCAGATCCTGGGTTGGTGATTAAAATTTTATCAATAGAACTTCCATTCCTTCCTGGTATTGTTCTCATTATTGCCTCTGCGGAAGCAGTAACTCCTCCTGTAGGAGCAGACGATATTGCTACTCTTGGGATATCTTTGTATCCATATCCATCATTTATTAAATCAATATAACTAACTGATTTTGGTGTGAGTATAGATGGATTGGTTAATTCCAAAGGTGCTGCTGTCGATTCTACCATATTTAATGTTACTATATAACCAAAATTTTGTACTGATTCATCAACTTCATTGATTGATGTATCAATAACTTCATCTTCATACTCAAATAGTTCGCATTTTAATTCATAAACATATAAATTATTTAATTGATAGAATGGACGTTTTCCCTCTACATATTTAATTTCAAACAAAGAATTGTCTAATGGGAAATATATTAAATCACCTTCCTCTGGACGAATTGTTACTTTAACATCTGAATCACTAGATAAAAATGGAGTTATGAAATCTTCATATCTTTCTCTAGATACGATTAGTGTCAATTCGTCTGTAGATCTAACACCAAATTTTGACAGAATATCTCCCTGACCACCGAATCCATCAAAATTTAATACATATGCTTCTATTCTAAAACTGTCATCAAATTTAGTGTAAATATTTTCTTTTATTACTGTTTTTTCACCAATAAATTTTCTGGGCATATAAACAACATCTTGCCCATACATTCTCAACTGCTCATTGATTAAATCTTGAACTAATCTTTGTTCTGATGGAGAACCTTGTAAAAAATATGGATTTAATGGTGTCATATTAACCTATCATATCTAAAGGTGGAAGTTCATACTCTGATTTGAGTGATGCTTCTATTTCTTCTATTTCTCTTTCTGCATCATCATACAATTGTCTGCCATTCAATGTAATTCCACCAGGAAGTTGAACATTATTAAATTTAATCATATTTTGTCCCCATTGCCTCTTAATTAAGGCAGTAAGATATTTTTTTAACCAAAAATCGTTATAAATTTTTGGAAAATCACTCGGATCTATGATTCTATAACAATCTATAATAATATATTGATTTTGTGGCACTTGCTTCCAATCTATATCCAAATATAATCTATGTTGTTTTTTATTAAATCTCAATTGAACATCTGGTGTAATAATCCTACTAATATCTTCCAAATATGTTTTAACCATTGCATAATTTAATAAGTCTAATGCTCCATAATAATATAAATCATTTAAAAATATTTGATATTTAATATTGAACATACCACTAGATATGGTACTAGAATCAACTTTAAAAACATTATTTACTCCAATAATAGTATCTGGAAGTGGAAGATAGTTTTGTGCCTCTTCATAAATTGATGTAGTTATTCCAGAATTTGACGTTCCTATAGTTGTTTCTGGAACACCAGTGATTATATTTTTTTCATTCCCTGTCAGTTTGTGCTTTAAAAAAACTCTTTCAATTCCATCAAAATGTCTTTCGTGAAAATATTGCAATGCATCATCAACACGATCTTCTATTTGATCATCTTCAACATTTATTTCCAAAACAGGGTAACCCAGTTTCCTTAAACAATAATCAATTAGACCTTGACGAGTTGATGGTTGTGCCATTATTCTATACTAGAAGTAGAAAAATCTTCGTTATTTTTATTTGATCTCTTATTTTTTTTATCAAGTTCTGCCGAAAGTTGATTTATTTTTAATGTCAAAGATTCAATTGTCTGATTTGCGGTAGCAATCTTTGCCTCAAGAGCAATAACTTGAGTAAATAAGTCAAATGATTTTTGCTGATATGAACCTAATAAATTTTTAAAATCAATCTCGTTCATTTTTACTTATATACAAAAAAAGGTGGAGTTAATCCCCACCTTTATTTATAGTATAACTATTATTTTAGAAAGCACCACCATCTATAGTTATATTCTCTAAGAATCTTTGTGAATTACTACAAGTTATAACTTGAGATTGACCAGCACAGTCATATACTGATAGAGAACCTATTTCTATGTTTGCCATTCCAGATTGACCACCTACAGGAGAAAGAACACCAGAAGTTTCTGTGACATCTGAAGCAAATACAATTTTTGTTGCACTATCATCCCAGTAAATTGCAGATTTTTTAGCACTACTTGAATAATAGTTTAATAATATTCCAACATCTAGATTTGAGTCCGAAGATGGTGGGACAAGAGTGCCAGAACCATTATCTACAAGTCCCAAGTCAATTAATTGGTCCTTTACTTTTAAATTTACAGTATTTACAGATGTAATATCACCTTTAACTGTTAGACTTCCATCAACCGTTAAATTAGTTGTAATTCCAACATCACCAGATAAATTTGCAATTGTTATTGCTTCAGCACCATTTGCAGATTTTATAGTAGATGCATGAAGAGTAGAAACACTTAAAGTATTTGTTGAAGGTACAAAAGAAGCACCAGTACTAACTCTTACAGTTTCGGATGCTTGACCTGCTGAAGTATCAGCAAATAGCATATAATAAGTAGAGGCATTAGAAGTTCCAGTGGTATCCACTTGTGTTGAACGAGTGGAAGTTGAAATAGTTCCTGTTATTGATGAGTTAAATGATGTGGTAGCATTTATGGTTAAAGAATCAGCAGGGTCTGTTCCTAAAGTAGTATTTCCTCTAACATCTAAATTGTTAGAAATTGTAGTTATGCCAGATGAAGCACCAATATTGATATTAGTTGCAGCACCTGCAAAATTTACTGTTGTTGCATTAGAATTTATTAAATTAAATGTCGAATTGGTGGTTGTTACATCTCCACCATTGACAGCAATATCACCAGAAGCAGTGATATTTGAATCAGTCATTCTAATTCCAGAACCAACGGCAAGACGAACACCATCTGCTACTGTTGTTGTTCCAATTGCAACACCATAATTAAATCCAAATATATCAGTTGCAAATCCCAGAGTATTTTTTTGGAACCACATTAATTGCTTATAGGTATCTGGAAGAGTATTAATTCCAGATACTGAAAATGATACTAAAGGTGTTCCTTCTGTGGAAGCAATTGCAACACCTGCATGATTTGCTGTATCATCATCTGATATGTCTTGTCCAGTAACACTTGTCGTATAACCAAGTATAATATCTTTATTTTTTATATAAACATCTTCACCAAGTAAAGTTACAGTTGTTCCACCAATCGTCACATTACCATTAACGTGTAAATCATTGCTGATAGTAACATGATCTGAAGCAACAAGTTGTATAGATCCATCTACACCTTTAATTTCACTGGGATTGTTGATTCCAATTTCAATTTTATCTGCATACACACCAGTTGCAAAACTACCTATTCCAGAAAATCTTGCATCTCTCCATCTTTGAGTAGTAATACCAATATCATAAGTATTATCGGCATTTGGAGTTAAATTTGAGATAAATTCACCAGAGACATTAATATTGTCAGTGTTTTCATCCCCAAGGTTGATTGTGCCACCTCTAAAGGTAACAATACCAACAAACTCAGACACACCACCAACATAAAAATTCTGTTTAACTGTTAAATTTTTGGCAATACCAACTCCACCATCAATTTGAACTGCTCCAGTGTTTTCATCTCCCAATACGTTATTTTCTGTACTGGAAAATGTGGTAATGCCAGAAAAATCAGCATTAGAATTTACATCTAAAAATCCAGAACTGTTAATAGATGTTATACCAGTTACATTTAAGTCACCACCCACATTTAAATCATCACCAAAATAAGAAGTTCCACCAACACCCAAACCACCTGTTATAACAACTGCACCAGTAGAAGAACTTGTAGAAACAGTTGTTGATGTAAATGCTACATTTCCGGTAAATGTACCACCTCTTAACTCATTAGTCCAAGATAAATTTCCGTTAGCATCAGTAGTTAAACTATAACCATCTATGGGAGATGATGGCAAAGTATATGTAGTTATACCAGAGTGCCCATCCGTGCAAGCAAGTGAAACGTAATTGGTCCCTTCTTTATTTACTAAATTAATTCTTGCAGATTTTGTCCCGTTTTCTCTTGTCCAATATCTAGAGGAACCAAAAAATTTATTTCCTATATTAGTTTCATCTGAACCAATGTAAAAGTCATACTTATCGGTAGTGAAACCTGGCTCACCTTGACGAAATGATACAATGCCAGAAGAAATAAGAGATGCAGAACCTCTCTTAAATTGAATAATTGGTGAAGATACTGACATCTTTTTTTGACCTTTTACTAGTATTTATTAGTTAGAAAAAACCAGCATCAACGTCAATTTTGTTATCTAAGAAATTATCTAATACAGTTGTAAAATCGGATGGGAGACCTGGTTGTGGTCCTGTCGAGGTTGATGCGGCAGAAAGAACTGCATCTGGATCTACGATAGTAAATCTACCTAAGGTATTACTATAGACAACAACATAGTTATCTTTATTTTCATTTAAATTTTCAATATCAACGTCATACAAATCAGTAAAATTAGTAATTCCAACAAGAGAAGAAATAACCTTTCTTTTATTTTCGTCACCAAGTCTTACACGAATGTTATGACTTGAAATCTTTACTTTTATTGGTTGATTTGCCATTTTACGTGACGGTAGTTGTTACACCTGCTGTAACTAAAGCACTTCCCTCAATAACTCTAGTTCTTTCACCATTGCCATCATCTACTAAAATATCATAACAATATCTTCCTGACTTTAAAGTAGATGTAATAGTAGATGCTAAAGAAATTCTAACTTGCCCAGTCATTCTTGGATCTGGAAATGTGACATCAAAAACCGCAGAAGTTTTTGATGAATTTGGATGCTTTTTTAATATAGAAGAAGCAGTATAACCAGATAAATTTAAACTATTGCCAAATGCATTGGATAAGATAAAAGTCTGATTAAAATCAGCACCAACTGGAATAGTAATGTTACTTACATAAACCGACATTAGATTTAATTATCCATTTAAAACTATTTATGATTTGCAATCAATTAATTGTTTGATCAAATCTTTCAATTCTTCAACTTCTTTTTTTAAACAATTCAATTCATTTTTTTCTTTCAATTTCAAATCTTTTATTTTTAAATACTGTTTATACTCATAATCATTGCAATTAATAATTGCATTTGTGATTTCATCTCTATAAAGATTACTATGTCCTTCTACTGGTATCATATTGTGGCAATTGCTCTAAAGTTCTTAATCGAAGGAATTGCTGCTTGATTTGTTCCAGTAACCACTAATTTTATTTGATAACCAGTAAATAATGGTAAATCTCTTGCAGTATATTCATAGTTTCTATAATCAAAAACATAATTTGAACTATTGACAATTCTGTCCGAATTTCCACTATTATTTCTTTCATCAACAACATTTCCATCGTTATCTAAATTATCATATCCAGGGAATAGTTCGTATATTTGTTGGGAATCTGGAGAATCGTCTCTAAAAATTCTATAAAGAACTTTAATTTCATTACTGTCTTCACTATATGCATCAAATAGAACTTTTAGTGAGTCAGCACTTCTTTCCAATCTAACTGGTCTAGAAAGATATATGAAAGAATGTGGGTCATCGTATATACTATTGACTCTTGAATCATTAATGAAGTCATCAATTGGTTTATCTATTCTATTCATTGTTGTTATTATATTAACTCTATCTAAATCAATAAAAGGTGAAACCTTAGTATCTCTTGTTGATAATTCAAGTTCCATAGTAAAAGATTTTTTGCCTGGATATGGTTCAAGATAATTATTTTCATTAACTCTGGATAAAATTGCTCTTTGAGTTGTGAAGTAATTATTCGAATTTAAAGAAATTGATTCAAAACCTTGATCCACAAATGGAACTTCATTTCCAGAAACACTAGAACCAGTAAATGTTCTGACTTTTGCTTCTACATTGGTAGTTTCTGGTAAAAGTGTTTGGACATTTGGTCTCAATATTGAGAATGAAATATTTTGAGTTGCCTTTGGTCCAGATAAAGAATTTGCCGATGGAGTGTAATTTGAATAATTTCCACCATTTTTAGTTTCTTTCAAATAAAGAGCAGGAATTCCTGCATCATCCGTAGATCTATTCTTCACTAGAGGTGAAAAATTGCTCATGTCTATATCAACATAATATTCATCTAAACCAATTGGATTGGAAGAAGAAATATTATGAGTTCTATTTATTCTTAATAAAGATATCCCATCCAATTCATACTTAAACACAGATGAACCAGCAAGGTGATAACCAGAAATTACTGAAATTGCACCTAAAGCATCAATTGTATCCCTATTTATTGCTCTGGTTATTCCCGTTAAAGTAGAGTTTGTTTCATTATAACCAGTATATTGAATAACCTCATCATTTATAATAATATAACCTGGGTTTGATGGACTTACTAAAATTCCTTCAAAATTTTTAAAATTGTCTATAGAATCCAATCTTATAGGATCTGTTGAATTAATTTGATAGTCATTCCCCAATCTTGTTGGTGTTATATCTGATTCCATATTAAACAATTGAACTTTATCATCAAAAGAATACATTCCATGATTATTATGACTGACTTTTATTTCACGACCATTTGTAATATTAACACTTGAAATGACAGTACCATTGACAATATCAGTAATTACACCAGAAGAATTTACATATTTAATCTCATTTGCAGTTCCAGAATCATTAATTGTTCCTTGAACATTTTTAATGATAAGACCATTAAACGCAGAAATAATTCCTACATTATTTGGAACTGTGAGTATAGCATTATATCCAAAACCACCAATACTAGAAGGATCAAATGTCAAACTATCTCCAGGAGAGTAACCATTTCCACCATTAGTAATTGTTGCTGCGATTGCAACGGGATTTATGTTAATATTTGCAGTTGCACCAGAACCATTTCCTGTTATAGAAACTAATGGTACATTATTGTAAATTGAAGAGATGCTATACCCAAATCCAGCATTAGTTATTTGTAATTCACTTCCTATTCCTATTGATCCAACAATATTCTCTAAATTACCAGAAAAAGTATTATCTACTCCATTTTGAGTCAATCTTGTTCCAATTAATAAACTTGAGTATTCACCAGAACTTAAACTCTTACCTAATCCTACTTTTATCTTCTTAGAAAATAATGAAATAGAATTTGGTCTCAGGGAAACTACTTGTCTATTACCAATACTTAATGTTGGATTGTATAATCTAATTGAACCAGACTCAGATGTAAATTCTGCTCTATATAGTTTAAATTTAAGATCCTCTAATTGAGAAGGTTCCCAAGTAGAACCGTTTTGTGATTTAAATAATGATCCAAGAGTTGGTTGTTGTGAAACAATAATTCTTTCAGATTCTGGTCTTTCTAAACTAGTAACATCAACTTCAGTCATTCTAGATATCCAAACATTATATTCATCAGAATTTGATATTAAAACCAATGCATATGATTGACCTGTTTCCAAATAAACTGGAGATTCAAAAGTAAAAGTTGTTGCCACAGTTGAATCATCAGAAACTGAAATGTCTTTTGGTTCCAATATTACTTCAGAGAATGGAAGAATTGTTTGTGAGGGCAATCCTGTCTCAACAGTCCTTATTTGAAGAGTTATTGGTATGCTTCCAGAATCTTTCGATCTAAAGAATATATCGCATTTTGTTATAAAAATTCCATTTGGATCAGTAACTTCAAATGTTTGTGCAAGTGGATCAATCCACCTATTTTGTATCCTTGTTTGTGTAAATCTGGAAGTAGTTGCAGTATCAGAAACTAATCTATCTTCAGTTTCTGTTTCTGTTCTGTCTTCTTGTCTTATGTTTCTTTCAATATCAGCATTTCTAATTCTCAAAGTTAAGTTTTCTACATTATCTAATGTTCCACTAGATACAAAATTGGTTTCTGCTAAACTATCGGCAAAACCAGTTACTCTTGAGTTTGTTGAACTTGTTGTTAGTACAAATGTTTTAGAACCAGACTCAAAACTAGGATTTGAACGTAAAGTTGGATCTGGAATGAATATTGATCCAATTAAAGTTCCAGCATTATCTGTTATCAAACGAATATCAGAAACTCTTGCAACTGCATTACTTGATTCACCAACAAGTTGCATTCCAGGAATTACACTACCAAAAAATCTTGACTCTGCTTGTATTTCCAAACTTGCAGTATCAACATTAAGTATTGTACTAGTTGAAGAATATGAATTAGATAAAGAATTTTCTGGATTATATGGATTTAAAGTAAAAACTTCTGTTGGTGAATTAAATGGACCGTACTTGTGATTTTGTGCTGCTAATCTAAAAACGATTGTTCTATTGCTAGATGTTGATGAGATACGTCCAAAGACTGTTTCACCTTGTTGGAATGTTCCACTTACCATTTCAATTTCAAGAAGTTTTGGAACAATAAAATTAGTTATAGCAAAATTATCAAAAAATCCGTAAAATCTAGTTGAAGGTTTCAGTCTTCTGGCAACAAACTCAATATTTCTAGACCTCATAAAGTTTATTACAGATCTTGAAACAATTCTGTCACCGACAGAGAAACTATCAAATCTTTCACTAACACCAAATTGTATTCCTTGTCTTGATTGATTTCTAGTGGTTATTACTTGATCTCTTCTAACGGTAGTTTCTGTATCTTCAAAAATTTGTGTTCTTGTAGCACCTCCCCACCACCACCACCACCAAGTGGAATCTGGAACAGTATTGTCTGAAACCAATCTAGTTTCTGTTTGTCTTGCAACAACAGGACCTTCAATATTTTCTACTCCAGTCCAATTAGTTTCCCATGCATTCCAATTTATAGGTGAAAGACCAGTATTTGTATCTGCACTTAAATTCTGCATTACAGCAGTAAAGTTCCCCTCGGCATCTTCAACTCTTTCTGATCTTCTAGTTTCAACCCAAGTATCTGAAGATGGATTTAAATCTATAGAACCAATCCAACTTGGTGTATTGAATGGATTTACATTTTCTGTTCTAGTTGCAAATCTATTTTCAGTATAAAGGACATCTCGATAATTTAAACTTATTAAATCACCAGTTCTTCTTATATTAGAATCACCAAAATCATTTGAGAACCTAAGATCAGCAGAAGAATTTTGTGATTGACCTATTCCAATTGCAGATTGTGTTCCAATCAAAAGATCCAAAGAAGTTGAATAATGTTGAGGTTTTAATAAACCTGATGATGTATCAATTGAACATCTAAATTGAATATTTGAAATATCTCCACCAAAATAAGATTTAAAATTATCAACGAAGAAACCACATTTAAATTTATCCAAATTTGTTTGTGGGTCTCTTATTACTAAATTATTAGTATCAGTCTCCAATAAAGAAAGTGACGTATAATATTCAACGTTTGAGAGACGATCCTCAAGTCTAGAGATATCTTTCATAGTATATCTCTTGTGTGAAGAAGTTGAAATTTTTACATCTTTAATATCATAAACATATGCGGGATAAAATACCGTAGCAATTTCTAAAGATGATTCAAGTGCATTTGGTGCTTTTGGTGAAAAAGAAGGAGTTCCTTTATTTACAGTAAATACACCATTTTTTGATAAAAATATTTTATCAATTCTTGGAAGATAGTAACTATAAGATAAATTTAAACTTCTGTCTTTTGCTAAAATGTTAGTCGAAGAATTGGTTGTGGGTTCAAATACTCTTGATTCGTATTCAAATGGTGATTTTGTCCCAGAAGAAACATTATATGCTTTAACTCTTGGTCTTAAATCTATTATATCAGTATTTCTTATTCCATTTATCGTTGGAATATCGTTAGTGTATCTATCGTTGTCATAAGAATCAACAGATACAAAATCACCTTGTTCTGATGTATCAATTTCGTAATTATTAAAAATTATTTTTATTTTTTTAGTTGGAGAATTAAATTGTCTTTTTCTAGTTATTCTTGAGTAATCATAGTACTCTGGTCTTTGTCCATTATCTAAAGTAAAATTATTTTTTATTTCTTTATCACCTACAGTTATTGCTCCAATTACTCCAGAAAAATTAGATTCTTTAGATATAATTGTTTCACCTAAAACAAATTTATTTTCATTTGCATAAACAATTTCTACTTCATTAGAACCACTAGATGAAACAAAATATGCGGCAGAAGCACTATTTTGCCCAATTAAAAGTTCTCCTTTAACTAAATTATTAATGTTAGAACCTGTTGATGAGAAAAATATTTTTGGCAATTGTGGATCTTGTGTAGTTGAAGATTCAAAAATTCCAAGAACACTTACAACATCAGGAACGTTTAATGATATTTGTTTGTCCTGAACTCTTAAACCATATCTAGAATCAAATGTTAATCCATCATTCAATGAAATTGAACCAATTCCAGATAAAGGAGAACTTGATTTTGAAACTATTAATGAAGAACATCTGGAGAAATTTTTTCTTCTCTCATTTAAATTTACCTTTCTTAATGATGCAGTCAAAATTGCTTTGCCATTTTGACTTATATTTTGAAATGTTACTGATTTGTCTAAAATTAAAGTATTTTGATTTGATAAAGACTCTACATTTCCTGTTGAAACAAAAGTTAAATTATAGTCTTCCTCATCAAATGTTTCAAAAAACAAGTTTGGATCTGTCTCTAGTATCTGACCAACACCAGAACTTATAGTAACTTCATAACTTTTTCTTACTACAAGACTTGAATTTGTCAAATCCAAGTTTGAAATATTATTTACATTTAATCTAGAATAAAGATAAGACTCATTTACATTTCTGGAATTTAAAACAACCTTTTTTAAATCATTTACAAAGGTTGTTGAACCGAAAACAGTACCATCACACACATTAGTTACTGTTGGTGTAGGTGCTACAAATATTCTATTATTTGAAATATCAATTTGATCTACAACGTTATATGTTGGTACAGTTTGAGAAGTTTTTGTATATGATAAAATATCACCAATATTCAAATTTCTAAAAAATGTATCATTTGAAGAAGTTACTATATTTCTACTACCACTTGGAGTAAATGTAAATCTTGTACTTGGTTCTGATAAAGGAATTGATACATCTAAAGAAGTGTCTGCAGTAAAAGAACCGGTTCCTGATGTTCCTACAAATTGATGAGCATCAGATAAATTATAATCTCTAAAAGAAGATATTACTCTACCATCTTCAGTTCCATTAATTTTTATTTTTTCATTAGTTCTAAATGAACCAGATACTTGATATAGATTAATTGTACTACTGTTAGTAACACTTTCAACAAGATATCCGTTTGCACCACTACTAACTCCTTCAATAAAAGCAGGAGCAGAAAGAGTAATTGATGTACCTAAAGATAATGTTGTATATGTTTGTATATCGTATAAAGAACATTCATATTTTGTAGCATCATTTGCATATTCTGCATTTTTTAATTTAAAATCATAAACTCTTGCTACACCAATTTTTGTCCCCGACGAAATGCCAGCATTTAATGTTCTATTAGTATAAAAAGAAATCTGAGATACTGTTGAAAAACCAGATATTACTGAACCATGAACATTATTTACATCAATCTGCCTACCAACACTAAAGGGAACAGATTGATTAAAAAGTTTTTCAGTGTCTCTAGGTTTATCAAAATCTATTACTGTAGTTCCCTTTACATCTACTTCATAACCTCTAACAAATGCTTTTCCTGGACTAATGCTTATGCATCCAATGTTGTCGGAAGGTATATTTCCTTGCTTTGTTTTTTGACTATCTGAATATAGACCATTATTTCCAATCTTATTGTCTAATGATTCCTTAATAGTTAATGAGAATGGTCTTACATAATAATCTCCAGATTCATCATATGTTCTTCTTGCCAACTCATTTGAAATTAAACTATAATTTGTTTCATTTACAAAAGTTTTTAAAATTCCATTTTCAACTCTCATCAATTCGATGAAGTTTTCATCATTAAAGTCATTTGTGTCTTTTTTTACTAATTCTACATCAACTACAAGTCTATCTGCACCTGGTGCAGCATAATTTGAAAATCCTTGAGCATTATCAAAAAGATCATTATACTTATTAGATGGTGCTGCAAATTCTTCATTAATATTCAAACCAACCCTATATGAAGGTTTATTATTATATTGATCTAAAATAACAGTTTGAGTTGGTACAGTTACAAAAAATCCTCTGATAAAATATACACCTTCTGTAATTTTTGCTGCAGAACCAACTGATATTGCTGATGAAATTATAGATGTTGCAAAAGTAGTATTTGAACGTATTGAAGAAATACCATAATCAATATCTTGAAGGGAAATTAAATTTTCACCATCTACAAATGTATTAGTGGAAAAATTAGTATCACTTGAACTTTGATACTTAATATAAAGAGTGTAATTTGACCTATCTGATTGCGAATTTGTAATATAATTTTCTACTTTTGCTGTTACCCCACTTATTTCACCTTTAATTCTAACACCAACTAAATTATCAATATAAGTTGATACGGGAATTCCTAAATGAGTATCATCAATTTCAACACAAGTATAATTATTATCATAAGAAATTTGTCCAGGAATGACCATCGCACCTTCTTTAAAAAAGTGCTGTCCAAATTTCTCTATTTGATTTTGTAAAATAGATTGTAATGTTGTTAATTCTCTAGATTGTATTGGATATCCTGGTTTAAATAATACCCTTTGATAATTTTTGGATGGAGTAAAATCATCAAAATATGGAGAAACATTTAAATTACTGTTCTGAGGCATTTTTCTTTAGAACTCCAATACGATTTTAATATCTTCTTTTTGACTTTTTGTTCTTGGGATTGGTTGTCTATTATCTATGTAAATTATTTCACCAGATTTTTTATCATATTCTGATGATGAAATGCCAGAAATAAAATTACTTCCCAATTGATATGTCCTATTATTTATTACGATACTGCTACCATTAAATGAAGAATCAATTAACAATGGTGATCCAGAAATGTTATCCCCACTTATTAATAAAGATCCACCAACATCAGGAGATGACGTGAATTGGTTTATTCTGTAACCAACTCTTGATGTTGCTAAACCAACTGGTTGATAATATTTAAGGATTCCAGTTATATTATCCCAAGATGCAACAAATCCAATTGCCGTTGTTCCAGAACCTACTGTTTGAGTTATAATTGAATCTACTGCATAATTTGTTAAAGTAGTTGCAGTCCCAGCAAGTTTTAAAGATTTCAATGCACTCACTTCAGATTCAGTTAAAATATCTCCTCCTATTTTTTGTGGATTTTTTAAGATTCCAACTCTAGAAAAATCATTACCAACAACTGCATCTGGATTTGATTCATCTGTTTTATATCTAGAATAAACTAAAACTCTATATGAACCAAGTTCTCTAAAAATATCATAACCGTGACCACCCTTAGGAGGTATGATAACATCAAATTGTGCTATTGTTCCAGAGTTTGTCAATTCTGATGGAATGCCAGGTGCTCCAGGTTCAAATTTAATAATACCACGAGTATAATTTTTTCCACCATCAGTTACAAAAATTTCTGAAACTTTACCAAAAGAATCTATAGTAATAGTTGCCTTTCCACCTTCACCATCACCAAGTATGGGTATATTGGCAAATGATTTTGATATTGGTTGATAATTAGTTCCCCTTTCTCTAATTGTAATAGTTTTTATATTTCCATCGATAGCATTATTTTTTACAGAAAAACTTTCTTTACCCTCAGTTCCCCAATCTTCAGGTACTGGAATAAATTCTATAGAATCAAATTTTACAATTTCAGATGGTTTAATTGTATAGAGATATTTCCAAACATATCCATCACCACTAGTTCCAGCTGCTCTTGGTTCTAAATCGACAAATAAAGGTTGATCGACTGAAGGTCTTCCTTTTGGATTTTCTGGATCTGTACCATTTTGGAGGCAAACATAAACTCTAAAGTCTTCATTTATTACATAAAAATTAGATTCATATAAACTTGAAGCATTAGTATTTGGTGTCAAATTATAAATCGAATAATCATTTCTATACATTTCATAAACTTCACCAGAAGTCCAATTTACCTTCCTTACAACTCTCCTAACATCATCATTTGTTATCCTTTTCATTGAAAGAATAGTTTCTTTTATTTCATTCTCTTCTTTAAACCCATCCAGTGGTGATGGAACATTTGTGATCCAATCAATTGTCCCATTTGCCTGAACACTGGATGAATTTGGTTGTCCAATAAAAGTATAATAATTATTCGATGTATTTCCAACAGAAACGAAACTTTTTACAAAAGTCTCAGCATTCAATAGTCTAAATTGATCAGATATGATAGCTGGCATTTTTAATAAACATTTTTTTCTATTTATTCTAGATTAATCCACGAGTTCTATAAATTTTTGGTGCAGTTGATAACCCAACTAATCCATTATTAGTATTTACTGTAAATGCCTTCGAATTTGTAGTGGAACGAGTTTCATAGTCAAAGAATTTAGACCAAGAATATTTTCCATAAATTCCGTTAGTGACGTTTAACGTATTAACTTGAATTGGACCACCACCTGGAGCATATGCAAAATGACATCTAACAGTGGTTATTCCAGAAATAGGTGATGGTGTTCCGATTATATCAGAAACTCTATATGCCCCATCCAAATAAGTTGTAGCAGTTCCAACGATAGAATCTGGATAATTAGATAAACCACCATTGTCAATATCTATACAAGTCAATGCGTGTCCAACAGTTGGAGAACTTTCAAATATAACAAAGTGATCTCCTACTTCTAAATTACTAAATTCAACACCATAAGAATTCAAAGCACTATACCCAATTCCAGCACCAATTGCAAGTCCATCATAAAATTCAGTTTTCAATTCAAAGTCAATTGTGCTAGTTCCAATAGACACTTTGACTATATTTCCAAAATCACCCTTAACTTTATATGAAACTAATTTTTCTGAAGTTAATGCATCTGAACTGAAAATAATTGGAGGTGGAGAATCCTTAGAATAACCAAATCCTGGATTCAATATTGTGATTGAATCTACAACTCCACCTACAACATTAGCATTTGCAGTTGCTCTATTAAAAATAGGTTCTGCATATATAAATGTTCCAGTATCACCAACACCAACATATCTACCCTCAACACCAAGAGAATCAATAAAAATTAAATCATTTATTTTATTTGGTTGATTTGTTGATCTTTCTGACCAATAAATTAAATCAAAGGAGTAATATAATTTTGAATTTGAAGTTAATATAACGTACAATCCATCATAATATCTTATATTGGTGATATTTTCGGATAAAATTGGGTCTGTAGATATTAAACTCCAGTTTAAATTGGAATCAGAAACTACAATAGTACCAGAATCTCCAACTGCAACAAATCTACTGCCATCCCAAATAATCTTATTTAAATCATTTACTGTTGGTGAAGATATTAAGAACCAATCCTCACCATTTGGAGAAAGTGTAATTGTTCCATTTTTTCCAACTGCAACAAAACGACTATCAGATAGAGATGAAATTCCTGTCACAGTTTTGTCACTATTAGCAACACTTAATAAATCATAAAAAGATCTTGATGATTGTTCTAAAAATTCATCAGAACCAATACCAACAGAAACAAAAGCAGCAGCACTATTTCCAACAGCAACTACTCTATCTTGAACTGGAGAATATGCCAAGTCATTAAATACTTCACTATATTGACTTGCTTCTTTAATTAAAGTTCCACTGAGAATGGAAGTAACATCTGGAACTAAAATTGATAAAGTATATTCTGATAAGTTCGCAATTGAAGAACCAGTAGAAACAAATGAAATAATTTTTGCATTATCTCCAACAGAAACATACTTATTTGTTGATATTGAAACTACGGAATTAAAAGAAATAGTTGAACCATATCCAAGACTAGAAACATTCCAAGAAATCGCATCAGAACTGTAACCAACTATTCCACTTTGACCAACAGAAATTACATTATTTCCAAAAGAAACAGAGTTGAAATTTTGTGAGGTTAGTGGTAAAGCAGTCTGCCAGTTATAAATTGGATCCTTTTTCTTTATATAAAGTGATGAAATAGAAACCTCTGGATTTAAGTTTTCAAAATAACCAAGACCACCATAACTTATTGATATATCAGAAATACTTGATCCAGAAGATACTATAGCAGTACCAATTGCAGGAGAAATATCTCTTTCATTTACTATTATAATATCACTCAATTCTTCTTTTATTTTATCTACAGCACTAAAAATTGGGAATGCATTATTTGTATATACAAAAGAATCAACGTCAGATACATTTTTTATCAATTGACAAGAAGGCATTACTCTAGTTTTTAAATCTGGTCTAGATTTTGATTGAAGTGTTCCATTAATTATTCTATCTTGAGTTTGTTTGATCCAAGTCAAAGGTCTATCCTTTGTCAAGTCAGTGTTTATGCCAATACTATTATAAGTAAATGTATCAAATGCATCTGTAGAAATAATAGTTTTAACAACTCTTTCAAATTGTGCTCTATCTGTAGGATCTAAAATATTTTCTTCAATTATTACAGTATCACCAGATTTTATAGTTTTTGGTGGATCGACCTGCTCAACATCTAAATCCGATCCTTTATAGAATAATACAGTGCATTTGCTATTTTTTAATGGAGGTTCTTTGAAAGTTATTCTGGAACCAGAGAAAGTATATGATATTACAGGTTGCTGTAATACATCATTGATATAAACAAATAAATTATTTTCTATGTTTAATTTACTTGTCGGTGAAACTCTTAAACTAATAGCATCTTTAATTCCATTTTCTGTAACAGTTAGAGTGAATTTTTTCTTAACACCATTAAAAAACTGACTTATATCATCAAATTGTAGGAATTGACCTGGATAAAAACCACTAAATTTATCAGTAAATATTTCTTGAACATATAATCTAAATTCACTAAATGCTGCCCCAACACCTGGTCTTGTGGTTATTCCGACAACTGATAGTACATCACCAACTTTATAACCAAATCCTGGTTCTTCTAATTCAAATCCAACTATACTTGTCCCAGAACCAACTACTACTGAAACCTTTGCACCCTCACCATCACCAATCGACCCACTAACATATTGGGTTTCTAAATCACTATAACCTGAAGGTAAGTCTATTAAAACATTAGGTGAAGGATTTGACGTATAACCAGAACCAGAATTGACTATTGATAATGAAGTAATTGTCCCCCCAGCACCAATTGAGGCAGAGAATGAGGCACCAATTCCTTGAGAAGAATTCAAAGATATTATTGGGGCAATTCTGTACCCAGAACCACCTCCAGTTAGGGTAATATTTGAAATAGTTCCCGAAGGAGAAACAGTCACTGTTGCAGAAGCACCAACTAAAGGCTGATAACCAAATCCACTGTTTATTCCAACTCTAACTATTCTACCAGCATTTGGAATGCCACTAATAAATTTAAAAGTATTTTGATTTGGTGTATCAATAATATAGTCAGTTCCAGAAACTTGAGGTATGTTATTAATTAAAATTATTGGATTATTATTAATATCACCAGAAGCATCTATACTGACGGAACTATTTGTATTGGTATATAAACCAACAACATTTTCTTTATTTGACTTTAAGATATAATTTAATCTAGTTATACTAAATGATGTGGTTGCTATTCCAGAAAAAACATTATGATCTGGTAAAATTCCAATAAAGCTAGAACCAATAGAAGTTATTCTAGTATTGGGCAAAATAAATCTAGGGTCAGGTGTAGTTTGAGTTACTACATCACCAATTGAAATGCCAGAAGTATTAATTCCAGAAATTATTTTTTTATTTGACGAATCAAGAGTTCCAGTTATTATTCCAACAAAAACATCTGAACCAGTAAAGTTTTGTGATATATCATCTAATATAATATTCTTATCATTTGGTAATCCTGGATCAAATTTTCTACTAAATACTCTTCCCTGGAAAGTAGAACTGACTTGAAGTCCTTCTGGTCCTATTTTTCCATATGGTGGAACTACAAAGTAAATAACATCCTTTACAATGTTAAAGTTTCCTCTATATAAAGTAATTGTTGAATCTTTACTATGGAATTCTTGATTTGATCCTAAAAATGCTCTAGTAACTTCAACAGAATTGGTTGAACCAATACCTATATTTTTAATTTCAAAAAATTCTTCATTTATTTTGAAAATATCTTGAGAAGTTATTGAAGTTATTCCTGAAGATAAGAATACAAAATTAGTACCAATTGCTACTGATGATGCTAAACTTACATTAACATCTCTTATATAAACAGGACTTTGAATTATATTATCTAATAAAATTAATGTACTTGCATTTGCATTGTCAAATTCAAATGAATGTGTGCCAATTCCTAAAGAATTGATATTTAATTCTTTTTCTGTTGGAAGACCAGAAACTTTGAATGAATCGTCATTGCATTGGTTGATGTATAAAGTTGATGGTAATTTATTAGTTCCCAGACCTACAGGAGACAATAGTATATCATCATTGACATTTGTTCCACCAACACTTGAACCCAAAATTGTAATTCTATCAGTTAGTGCATATCCAACACCACCATCAACTATTTCAACTTTACTTAAATCTCCCAAAGAATTTCTATAAATATTAAATCTAGCATTAGTTCCAATTCCAGAATTAATTCCACCAATATTTAAATATGAATTATTTGCTGCACCTGGAATTCTTGTACTTGATACTTTAGAAACAGTAAATGATAAATCATTAACCGTATCAGAACCACCAAAATAAGTTCCTGATATTGATACGGTGTCTCCCACCCTATATCCACTTCCACCACTATTTAAAACAATAGAAGTTGATATTGGTTGCCCAGTAGAAGAATTATAAACAATAAATGCACTGAATTTAGCATCTGTACCAATTCCAGAAGAAGATTTTTGTGGATAACCATCTGGATACCCATAGTATGCATTCTGATTTCCAGAAAAGTTTGGAACTACAGAAGCAGATGTTCC